GCGCCTGCTAATGTCTTGAACCAGCGCATTAGATTACGCACAGGTGTCAATCTTAAATTCATTCGTGTCGATGGCGAGTACATATTTGCCGTATCCGATGCGCCTCTGTACGCATACAAACTGCCCTCATCGACAAAGGTATTTATTAAGAATATGTCATCATCATACCGCCAATCACTCGTACCTGTGTTCGCTTGGTTTTTTCTGCGTGTAACTTCAATCGTATAACCTGCCGTGATGATGTCACTCATCAAGTCAAGTTCCGATGGGTTGCTATTGATGTTCCTGCGATACTGCCTCTCGGTATTCATTTCATCAAGACCGTTGTATTCTTCGGCTTCCCACTTATTGTAACCGATTGTTATCGTGCCATAAACCAAGTCCTTTGCCGTTGTAAATGTGGCTTTATTTAATAGTCCAACATCGGCAATGATGGTGCTTTGGTAAAAATCTTCAATATTTGCAATCGTTAACTCGGTGTCGTTGTTGTTAAAACCCCAACCGATGTTGAATATCTTACGGCATTGGTCAAACATAAACTCATAGTTAGTAAACAACTGCGGAACACTCGGCTCGGTAACGTTGCGGAGCATTGAACCCTTTGTTACCGAATAACGTTCCAAGCAGTTACGCAAATTTGGTTCAACTTCAAGTGTCGGGCAATCGGTAGGTAGGTATGCAGTCGGTAACCATTCAAGTAGGTTCGGAAGATATACGGAGTCGGTAACGGATGTTGGGTTGGTGCTATTTGTTTCCATATTGAAGTAATTTACACCGCCTGCATCGTAATCAACACTTATATCAACCGTATCAATTCCACCTGTTGATGTTTGTTTAACAATATCTAAATTGAAAAAATAACTTAATTGGTCAAATGCTATTTGTGGATTATTACAAGTGCCTGTAAAAGACACATCAAAATTAATAACTAACGGAGTGAATGCTACTAAAGCCGTGCTTGCTATTAATGTGCTTCCTAATACTTGCGAATTTTGAATAAACCCTGCGTGTTCCGCAAAAATGTACACATCAATAGGGCCTTGATAGCTTGCCGTAATAGTCATTGTTCCTTTGCACCTCCATTCAATATCTATTGTTGTAACAATATTTTCGGAAACAGTAGCATTGTAAATTGACAAGTTAGTGTAAGCAGGCCAAACATCAGCTATTTTTGGAAAAATTAAAACATCTTGTCGAGCAAAATCAACATAAACAAGTGATGGTGAAACATTGGTCACATTAAAATCACCGAACTCCATTATCGGATTGTTTGGCAAATAAACAGGAAAATAATAAAATCTATCCCCAGTGATAGCATCATCGTGATGCCCACTCCAATTTGCACCATCATCATTATTTGCCTTGTTTTGTAACAATATATCCTGCCCCTCAATATTCAATGGGTTGTACCCCATCGGTGCAATAGTTTCGCCATCGAAGTTTTCCGTTGACAAAACATTTACATCTTGCCCCATACGTGACAGAAATATATCTGCACATCGTGTGGTCGTTACTGAACACTTGATAAAGCAGTAGTCAAGGCATTGCCGTTCAAGTGTATTGAAGTCAAATTTGCCTTGAAAATATGTTGTGTAGCCATCACCATCAGCGCACTCGTATTCAATGAGCAGTTGATAGTTGCCGTTTGCTCCTTGTGCGTTGTACTCTGCCAACAATAAGTCGTATGCCGTATCAACCCACTCAAAGTCCGATGTGTTGATGTTGCTAAATATGCCGTGGTGCGACATATTGCGAGTGAATGAACACGAAATGCCATCCCACCCCACAGGTTCTTCAACAATGGTTGAAATGTTGTTGCTATCGATTAACCTAAATTGCCAAATCATACTTTAATACGCATTTTAGAGTTTCTAAATTCGGTTCGGCTGTGCATCTTCTCAACGTACTTATTGAAGCCATTCTCATCAATGTTGATGTTCACATTTGACTTGTTGCGCTCCAATACTTTGCCGAGTTTATCGTAGTCAAGTGATTTTTTGCTGCTACCTTGCGCTGATTGATATTGCGCTGCGAGTTCAAACGTGCCGTTAGCAAGTGCCGTTAGTATGTTGTTGGCAAATGTCGGCTCAACTTCTCTGTTGTGGATTGCCGACAATGCCGGGAAGTAATCACTATTGACCGCAGCAGGTACGACACGTTCACCGTGCGATAGGTACGCAAGGTTGTTGTCGCTTCGGCCTGTACCTGCGCCAACGAGAAACTCTGTACCATCGGCAAACTTTGGCGGCTTCGTGTTTGAAATAACTGCTATTTGTGCTGCACCTTGTATACCTGCTGCAATAGCACCCGGTATGCCCGCAGGATAACCCAATGTTGCAAATGATTTAGTTACCGCTAATGCCGTGTTGATGATGGCTTGTGCAATGTCCGCTTGCTTTTGTTGCTCCCACGCTTGCCTTTTTAACTTGGCTTCTTCCTGTGCGTATCTCTTTTCAATCTGCGCACGTTGCGCTTCGGTTAAGTTTTTATTCGCAAGTTCGTTCTCACGCAATCGGTTAAGTTGTTCAATCTCGGCATCGAATGTGGCTTGGCGGTTTTGTTGACCGATTGTGAAAATAGTATCAGTAACTACACGTGCTTGGTCGATAGTGAATTGAGCTAACTCTTTCATCGTTTGCTTTTCCTTTTCACGTGCTGCTTGCTTATCTGCTAACATTTTGAAAAACGCATCAATCTCGGCTTTATTTGCGCTGAATTGTGATGTGAGTTGCGTTTGTAAGTTTAATTCAAAGTCGCTTTGGTTTTTTTTGCGAGCATTAATTTTATCAGTAACCTCTGCATTGTCCATATCGATTGATGCTTGTTTCATTTCTGCCATCAACCTTTCACGGTCTTCGCGATATTTTTTTAACTGCTCTAAAAGTCGTTTGAAATTTTCTTGTTGTATTTTTTCTTTTTCTTTTGCAGCGTTTTCAGCATCTTGTTTTTCTTTGTCATCGTACTTCTTATTGATGTCATCAATAGCTTCCCTATTTTGATAAGCCAACTCCATTAGCATTTTGTTTTGCAACTCCTCATCCATATTTTTTTTGGCAATTTCATCGAGCATTTTTTGATTGTGTATTCTTTGCAATGCTAATTCTTGCGCACGACCTTTTAATACTCTTTTTATTCCTGCTACATCAAGTTGTTCCAAAATTTCTTCATCATTCTTATGCCTTTCAAGGAACTCCTCGTGCTTTTTCTTTGCATTTTCCGATGCATCATCCATCGTTGACATCAACGCAACTAAACCGATACCAAGCGCAGCAAGTCCACCTGTTGCAAGTACCATTGATTGCGATATTGAAACACCTAACGCGGTTGATGTAGCAGCAGCCACACGTTGAGCAGTTGCTAATGCATAGGTCTTAACCTCCATTAATCCTGTCATCAATGCGCTTTCTTTTTGTAGCAAATTTGTAAGTTCTTGCGTACCTTGCAACAATGCCATTGATGCTTGCACTTTTAGCATTGCCTTTTCTAAATCTTTATTTTCCGAACCAAGTAACGCTTGCGCACCTGCTACCATTGTCATACCTGCCGCTAATGCTTTTGCTCCCTCACTTACTCGATTGAGTACGTTTTCAAATCTGCTCCCGGCAAATGCTTTAACTTGTCGACCTGCATCTTCAATCGCATCAGCCAACTCACCTGCTCGCCTTGAAGCCGCTTGCATTTCCCTTTCGCCAAGTGTACCGCTTGCAATCTGTGCCTTTAACTCACGCAATTCGGCTTTCATTGATTTAAAACCTTTTGCACTATTAACGGTTTCGCCTGTTACCTCTTTTAATCCATCAGCAAGTGTGTTCATCACACCACCTTGTATTTCTGCGGATAAGTTGCCCACCTCATTCGACAACTTGCCAAACTCGGTTGCGGACTTGTTCACGTTTTGTATGAACTCCTTTTGCTCTTGATTGATTGCGTTAAATTTGGCCGCATCTTCATCGGTAATTTTGCCAAGTAGTTGCAACTGCTTAATCGCAGGTTCAAGACCCGATGTGTCGGCTACAAACTTTATAATTATATTTTCCACTAACGTTTGGTTTGTTGTGGTTTAGGTGGTGTCTTCTTCGCTTCATTAGCAAAGAAAAAGAAATCGTACAAAGATAATAAATTTATCGGATAATTAGCGGGCAAATATTTTAACACGGTCAACTTCAATCTTTCTCGGCTTGCAATTCCCTCTCTAATGTTTGCAATGAAAGAATATCCTGTTGTATCTTGTCCATCTTTTCCACGATGTTCAAATACATCAGGGAAGTGTCGCCTGATTTCTGCAAAAACGGCACTAATTTCTTTATTGGCATTGACAAAAAAAAACTATCCCCAGCGTTCTCTTTCCAATTCGCAATCTTCTTCTCATTCATCTTAAAGTCGTAGCGTGTCAATGGCTCGTTCTTGTCCACAAATGCTACCGATGCGACCTTGTAAATGATGTCTTTGCTTACGATATAATTGCAACGCTCCTCAAAGCGTGCCTGCAACTTGATAATCTCATTCAAGTTAATCTTTCGTGGGTCGGACAATAGTTGGTTCATCTTCGCATTGTATGCCTTTAGGTAGTCGTTAGTGACACCATTCTGCATTTCTTGGTAGAACGTTAACGCTTCCAAACCACGTTCGTAAGGTAGATTGTTTTTGTCAACAAACTCAAAGTATTCAACACCATTGCAGGTGAATGCATACTCCAATGGGTAGTCGGCCTTATACGTTGGCTTCGATTTCTTGAATAGTTTTAACAACATTGTTTACGGTTATTTTTTTTGTTCGTGTATAGTAAATAAGTTGGTCGCTGCCCTTAACGTAGGTGCGCTTCTTTTCTGCCCCACCACATCCGCAACTCTCGCGTTTAAACTGCCAACCTGCCTCGGTAATTATTCGTTCGTGTGTTCCCATGTCAAGTAAAATATCGCAGATAGCAAGCCGTTAAGACCGCACAACGCAAGTAAATATAGAATGATATTGAAGTCGGGCGCAAAGTAAACCCAATACACCCCACACCGATGACATACACGGTGGGCAGTCGTATAGTGGTTTGCGTATGTACTCGTTCCAATCATCGTTAACGAATGGTTGTAGGAGCATACCGTGTCGAGTAAGCACGTGAATGCCCATAATAATCAAGCTATTCAGCGCAAGTGCATGGAATACTGACATAGTCGTTGTCGGTTTGAATGTTTGTAAAGTTGATGTTGATGCCGTTGTAGGTCGCATCGCAATGAGTGAACTCAAACGGTGCGCAGTTGGTTGCATCGTTGTAGAACTCAAACACTATTTCGCCTGTGCCAATGTGCCAATAATTATCATTGCTTATGGTGAACTCGTTTGTGTACCCATTAAATATTATAGGTTGCTGCACTGATGCGCCCGATTGGAATGTGAACTTAACGTGCCAATCATCTGCCGAGGTGATGCCAGGTATTGAAAAGTTTAGGTCGCTTACGCAACCGCTTACTGATTGAGTATAGTGTGTTGAGCAAATCATTTTTTGATGCCATAAAAATACAGGTCTTGTGGGAACGTGGTGCGTGCCTTGAACTTGTATTGAGTAAATATCTTATCAATGTCAACCTCTGCACGTATGTCGGCTTCGGTTAGGTTCTTGTAATAATCGGTTGTGAATGGACTATCCTTTGGTGATGTGCGCTTCGTGCCGTGTTCGGGTCTGCCCTCGGTTGCGCAAGTGAATATAAACAAACCGCCTTTCTTTAATAGCTTGTTGCAAATATTTCTTAATGTGTCAGCATAGTGTGCATCGTGTTCAAAGCACTCGGTACTTATCACAACATCGAACTTTGTTTTGGTCTTATATTCGTGACCGCTGCACACCTCATCAACATTCACACCCTCACCTATGTCGATGCCTGTGTAGTCGCATTGCTCAAATAAGTAGCGGTTGTTGCCGTTGATATCAAGTGAGCCGACATCCAACACGGTAACACCATGGAAGTATTCGGGATGTGCGACCTTAACCAACTCGCACCATTCTATTTGTTCAGCGTGTGCCATATTTTGCTATCTTGTTCTGCGATGGCTATGAACTCTGCCTCGCGTGATGTTGTACTCATTTCGGTGTTAACTCTTATGCCATTGATGTTGTATCGGTTTGGTAGTTTCTTGAACAACCAATCATCACCGTAACTAACTCTTAACTCATTCGGGATGGGTGGGTAGTCCTCATTGCGCATCAGCATTAAACATCCCCATCCGTGACCGCGTGAATGAGTGTGTGAAACCGATGGGTAGTCCAATTCAATTTCAGTTTCGTAACAAGCCGACCCGATGCCGAAAATGTCCCCGTAATCGGGTTCTAATTCAAACATCTTGCTGGCATTGAAATTGATGTCATCGTTGCAAAGCGCGATAAATGGATAGGTAGCAGCGTATACTCCCATATTCCAACTCGGATTGACATAGTTGTTTTTGCCATTTGATATGATTTTGACTTTACCGCCCTCGGCTATTTGACCGTTGTTGTTGTCAATGATGATGACTTCGCCAACACGACTGCATTGAACAAGGTCGCTAATCAATCGCAGCGTTCGTGTGCTGCGCCATAGTGTTGGAATGATTACGGAATACATCTTTGCAAATGTAATAATATTTCTTTAGGTTGTAATAAAATTGTTTAAAAATACGTTGCAAGCATACCGAAATGTGTCGAGCGCATCGGCTTGTTGTGCAGGGTCGTTGCGGTCTTGCTTCTTCAATGTACCATCAGCCAACACACTAACGTTTTCTAAATCGAATTGCAATGCCTTTGTTTTGTGTTTATGCAGTCGCACATTGCCACGGCTCAATAACGAATTGACAAGCACTCTGTTTTCGGCTATCTTCGGGTTGATAGTCGGAACTTGAAATTGTCGCATATTGAGGTTAAGTTGTGTTGCAATTATCTTGTAGTAATTAAGGTTATCAGCTACCATTGCGCTGCCCGATTTGCCCGAAGCATCACCTGTTACGATGTATAACCTGTTGCCATACACGGTCTTGATGTATTCGCACATTTGGTAGATGTCGGAGTTGGGTATCTTTATGGTTTCGTACACATCAATCGAGTTGAACCTATCCGTTTGAACCACGGAGCAGGTCATTGGATTGCGGTTGAAGTCGAACGACAATATCGTTTCGCGTGCTGGGTTGAGGTCGAACTCGGCCAAGTGTTTACTCGGCTCGTAAGCGTATGCCCACAACATTGAACCAATGCTCACATCCTCGGCCATGTACTCGCACAGAAAGAATAATGGGTCGGTTGTTAACTTTGCGCTTTCAATCTCATCGGGGTCTATAAATGGGTTGTCATACGTGCTGAACTTCCACGACTGCCACTCGTGTATGAACTTGTCAACGGTTGCTCTTTGGTGCAACTCTTTGAAATAGGTCTTGCCAAACTGCGGGGTTGAAAGAAACCACGCATCACCCTTGAAATCGGTTAACGTTGCCCTTATAGTTCCATTCCAAGCGGTTTGTAAATGGCTCGCTTTCTCGCACTCATCAATCACAACACGCTTATACTTACGGCCTCGACCACTATCGGGGTCATCCATTGACCACATATCAATTACACCATCAGTAATCAATCGTATTTGTTTCAACTGCTCGGACTTGGACTTGATGACATCGTGTACAATGTGCTTGATGATGTTCCAAAACTCCTCTAAATCCTTGTATGTTGGTGCGTAGTACGCTACCGGGAAGCCATCCAATGCAGGTTCAATGATTAACTCCTCTGCTAACGATGTCTTGCCGAACCTGCGACCGCACTTAAGCACGTTGAAACGCTTGGCAGTATCAATAATGTGCTGCTGATTTGCGTGTCGTTTGCGGAGTTTGATTTGGATTTCACTCACGAATGACTTTGATTGTTGACAATGTTACTTCCCCACTTACATCGGACTTAACAGGCATCACAAATTTGAACATTGATACCATTATCTTTGCCCAATCAGTTGGGTTGTCCTCTCTTATTTGGTTCATCGTGTCATTAAAATGTAACAACTGCCCATCGATGGCCGTGTTAATCATTTCTTTGGCTTTCATTGTGGCTTGGTTAGGTCTGCCCTTTCGACTACCCCCACCCGATTTCTTTCCGTATGCCATTTATTTCGCTTTTAAACGCATTTTGCGACAAAGGTAATACAAATCATCGACTGATGCAAATAAAATCAACCTGCGATGAATTTAGCATACCACCCATGCCACGTTTCGAAATCCTTGGCTATTACGTACACACCGCCAGCGCGTTCGATGTCGGCTTGGTAGTTCTTTTGCACTTCCGATTGCCTATCCTTGCCTATTTTAACCTCCACCTTAACCGAGCGGCCTTTGATTGTTGCTGATAGGTCTGCGCTTCCGTTCGTTCCCGTACCTTTAATATACCGCCCCGTTCCCGCCTTGCGTGTTTGACCCATAACGTTCACATAGGTATAGCTTTCATCAACATATCGGCCTGTGTTCTTTATACGTTCGGCTTGCCATCCCTCCGCTTGCAGGAATGCTACAATGGCTTTTTCTAAACCGTTGGCAGTTTTGTCCGAATGTTTCACCGGTACAAGTGCATGCTCGGGGAAGTTTGGGTTGTCCCTGCGCTTGATTTCAAATAGGTAGGTGTTGAGGTCTTTGATGTTCATTTCAAAATTCATCCGATGGTTGCAAAGATACATTATTTGGTTGTTCACTTTCGCCAAGCGTGTAAAATTTTGTTAACTCGCCCTTGAAACCAAGCACAATGTTATCATCGTTTCTGTGCTTTAATATCATCACACTTGCCTTGCCTACGGTGCTGTTGCCTTTGTCATCCTCATAAATCGAGTATGCTTCGGGGCGGTAAATAAACATCACAAGGTCGGCATCTTGCTCCAATGACCCCGACTCGCGCAGGTCGGATAGTTGCGGTATCTTATCGGCACGTTCCTCAACTTTGCGGCTCAACTGCGATAGTGCTATCACAGGAATATTCAAGTCCTTGGCTATGGCTTTAAGGTTTCGGCTGATATAACTAATTTCCTGCTCGCGGCTATGCACATCAGCACCTTTTCCAACGGTCATTAACTGCACGTAATCAATCACGGCCATCTTAACACCTTTCTCACGTACTAATTTCCGCAGTTTAACTTTCAATTCAAATATGCTCAACCCTGCGGTATCATCAATATAAATCGGTGCGCTCGCTAACTTTTGGCATTTAATGTGGTTAAACTCCACCTCATCACGGCTCAATCCAACGCGCATGTAGCGTTCAAGTGCGATGCCCGTTTCTGCAGATTGCAACCTGTGGGTTAACTGCATGGCCGACATTTCTAAACTAAATGCCGCCACAGGTTCGTTAAATTCTACGGCTGCATTACGGATGAAGTTTAACATCAATGATGTTTTACCCATGCCCGGTCTTGCTGCCAAAATCACGAAGTCGCTCGATTGCCAACCGCCTGTAATTTTATCAATGGGCGGGAAACCTGTTGGTATTCCGCTGATGCCGTGTCGGCTGATAATGGTATCATTGCGCTTTTCGCTTTCATAAAACAAGTCAAGCATGGTATTGACCTTGCCAACTGCCACAAACTTTTCGACCTTATCAAGCATTTGCTGCCCCATTTCAAGCACGTTAAAGGCATCGGAACTATCTTGGTAGCTTTCCTTGGCAATGCCGAGTGATAGCATTATCATTGACCGCTTAACATACTGCTCGGCTAATATACGTGCATGGTATTCGATGTTGACCGATGATGATACCT